AAAAAAAAATAAAAAAAGTTATAAAAATAGTTGACAAAAAGATTATCTTCTATATATTATAAATAAATTTAAAAAAAAGGAGTTGTGAGATGAAATGTATATGGTCTAGATCTTTTGATGAACATTTTGTGGTGAGTTGTAATAATATAACAAGAGCCAGCAGGGAATTTAAACCCTGTGAAAAAATTAAAAATACAAAATGGGATTTTATTTTCTGTCCTTTCTGCGGACAAAAAATAAAAATAATAGATATGTATAAAAATGGAGAAAAAAATGAATTTTGAATTTTTTGAACATCTACAGATTGAATATCTGAATGATGATTATTTAGTTGAACCGGAACATTATAACATAAGAATAGACAATTCCGGCCGCCGGTTCTACGCAAGAGTCTACAAAGCAGGCGAGAAAGTTTATGTCAAGACTGCTCCGTCCGTGACAACGATCTTGGCAGAATTAAAACCAGGTTTCGGCTTAATGGAATTTTACAAAAAAAATGACGTGGAAAAAATAAAATTTATCTCGCATTACTCAGCATTGTACGGAACAATTTTCCACATTCTTGCAGGAAAATTGCTCAGAGGCGAAAAAATATCTTGTTCTAAGGGTAAAGTTTACGAAATGATGCAAGAACACTGTACAGAGCATTTAGAACAGTCTGAGAGGCTGTTTGAATATATGCGAGAAGCAAAAAGAGACATAATCAAAGATTTGTTTGCTTTTCAGCAATGGATCAAAGATTTTGACGTTAAGCCGATTGCAATTGAATATCCTGTTATGTGCAATGAATACGCCGGAACGATTGACCTGGTTGCTGAGATAAGCATAAAAAAGAAATACACAAAATCTGAATTGATCGAAATAGCATTAAAAAAAACAAAGCACAAAAAAACGCATTTGAACAAGATGAAAAAAGAAGAACTGGAAATAATTTTAAAGCTGAATAAGCAAGAAAGAAAGCTGGTTCTGATCGATCTAAAATCCGGTCTTAACGGTTTCTTTCGTCCGCATATCATGCAGTTACACGCATACCGGACAGCCTGGAATGAAGAACACAGTGACTTGCTGATTGATGCGATTTTCAACTGGGGATGCAAGAATTATCGCTATCCAGCTGTAAAGTATAACTTTACAGATCAGAGTGACAACCCGGTTATCTTTGCAGAGTTCGAAGCGTTCGTTAAATATTATTACTGCGATCCTGAACGCAGCAAGATCAGACCGGTTTACGCTATGAGTGAAGATAAAACGTTCAACGAAGATGAACACGACACACTTATAGAGTTAGTCGATCCGGTAGAAGAATTGCGGGAATACTATGCAATGGAGGTTTTTTAATGCGAATTGTAAGAAAAAATAAAGAACGTCGAATGTCGTCGTTTATTGGTAAAATTAAAATTGGCGAAAAAAACGAAAATGGTTATCCTGTTAGTTTAGATTATTTTCGAGCAAGTTGTAAAAATGTTGAAAATATTCAACGTTTTGTGCAAATTTTCGGTAAAAAACCAACAGCGCTAAAAATTCGTATTCCCGATGTTGAGAACTGTCTTGATGTTCGGTACGAATTGCGCAAGGGAACAAAATTGGTTGCAATCTCAGACGGAGAACAGGTGTGGACTTATGATAAACAGAAAGGCGAAAAAGTCTTGCATGAAAAAACATTCGATCAGGTGCATGATAGCTTCGAAAAAAAAGCCTGTAACGCCTGGGCGGAAATATTAAGGCTTGCTTTTATTTTACCAGATACCCAGTTAATGGGCATTTGGCTTTTCGAGACGAAAGGAGCAAAGTCAACTATTAAGAATATAGAAAATTATTTCGATACGTTGCAGAAACAAAATTTGCCGTTAAACAAACTAACGTACATACTAACGGTAGAAAAAGTTAAAAGTCAAATTTTGGAAAAGGCTGTTTTTCCGGTCGTGAATATCGTAGCAGATCTACAAGAGAACGCCCAGTTTATCGGGAATGATAATAAAAATTTAATAGATAACGAGGTATAATATATGAACAAAAACAGCAAAGAATATTTAAACTTTAAAAACAAAATATTAAAAAAACTTGAGGCGTACAGCCACACGCAATTATATAAGATGAAAGCATACGGGATGTACTACAATCGGGCTATTAACCCGAGTTGGAAAAAACTACATCAGATTGCTGAAGCAATCGAACAAACAAAGCCCCAAAAGCCGAGGCGAGGTCGCATCAGACAGCACGATCAGGCAACGATTGATAAAATATTAAAGATGCGCAGCCAGGGACGTACACATAAGTACATTGCGGAACAGTTAGATATGACTAACCAGCAAGTCGGTCTAATTTATAATTATTATAAAAAAAAGGATAATGATTAATGACTACAATAGAAATGGAAATTTATTTATCTAAGTTTTTTAATTTCAGAAAAAATATAATAGTTCCTAATGTGAGTTGGGGACTTAATATTCACGAATGTGATTTATTTATAATTTCAAAATCAGGCTATGTTACAGAAATTGAAATAAAAATATCAAAATCTGATTTAATAAAAGATAAGGATAAAAAACATAGTCATGAATCAAATAGAATTAAAAATTTGTATTTTGCGTTCCCTGATAATATAGATATAGAATTTATTAAAGAACACATTCCTCGAAGAGCTGGTATTATAATTGTTAAAAATAATGGTATTTGTCATATTTATAGAGGTTCTGAGATAAATAAAAAAGCTGTTAAATTAAAAGAAAAAGAGATTTATCAAGTAGCTAGATTAGGAGCTATGAGAATTTGGAGTTTGAAAAATAAAATAGTAAAGGAAAAGAAAAAATTATTAGCGGAACAGTTAGATATGACTAACCAGCAAGTTTTAAAAAATTAAAGCAAGATTTCAATATTACAATATTACAATTGAGGGAAAAAATGGACAGATTTAAATTTATAGAAAACAGAAATATAAACGGCCCGGTTATTTGTGTAAACAAAGATTTAATCGAGATAAAAAATAGAGCTGAAAAGTTTTTTAGTCTGCCCAAATTGGCCAGGAAGATTTTTAAAATAAAAAAAAGAAAAATAGATCCTAGAAAAAATTGGGAAGCCATAAGTGAAGCCGAAAAAAATTTACAGATGGCTGGGTTGAGTACAAGTCGGTCGATAAATTGTAGATGTGCGCATATTATTTTAAAATAATATATCCATTTTTGCTCTGACTACTTAAGTTCAGGAGAAAATTAATTATTGACACCAGAATTATATTTTTTTATATTATACAAAGACAAGACTTCTTATAAACCTCTACTGTAACAAGTTTTGTAAAAAACTGAAAGCTCGTTGATCTCCCGTAGAGGACCTGAGAAGGTGGGAGATTAGCGGGCTTTTTTATTTTGAGGTATAAAATGAATTTAAAAACATGGGAAGAATTAAAACAAAGAATAAACGACATGATAGAAACAGACGAACCAGGCTCAGAGAGTCAGCGCGCCTGGCATGTAGTTTTAATGACAATGAATGAAATAGAAAAAGAAGGGGAAGAGGTTTAAATGGACAGATTTAAATTTATAGAAAACAGGAATATAAACGGACCAGTCATCTACAATAACAATGATTTAATTGAGATAAAAAGCAGAGCTGGAAAGTTTTTAAGCATGCCGGGAATGGCGCGGAAGATTTTTAAGTTTAAAAAGAAAATAAAAATGATATATGGAAATGAATTTCATTTTTTCGAAATAGATGAAGCGGCAGGAGTAAGCGACGAAACAGAGGACAGCGTTTCGAAAAAAATTTTACAGATAATTGCAAAATATAATTATTGACATCAGGGCTATCTTTTTGTATATTGAATAGTGATTTGTAACATACCTCAGTCGCTTATTGAGGTGCAATAGAACAGACGTTATGTCTGTTCTATTGCAAGACTTATTGGAACTCTCCGCTTCAGTAAGTTTTGAATAAAACTGAAAGCTCGTTAATCTTCCGCGGAGACCCGAAAGGGGGGAGATTGACGGGCTTTTTTATTTGGAGGAAAAAATGTATTGGAACGATGTAAAATGTCCAAGTTGTGGAATAGAAGAATATTTTATTGATGACATTTCTGATTATGCTTTTAGTATTTTAGTTGAAGAGAGGTTTATTATTGAGTGTTATAATTGCAAGAAAAAAATAATAATTAGACTTGAAGATTGTCAAGTTAATGCCGAGGTTAAAAATGATACAAAATATTGAGAAAGTAAAAAATATAAAAACAGAGTGTGACGGCGATTTAATTTTTGTGACAGTTGCAAAATATAAACTGTTTTTGAGTTACGGTAAAATAGGAATAGATGCTTATGTTTTATATTCGCATTTAATGTTTACGGCAAGATTGCAGGGAACCAACCAGGTCAAAGCAAAAGATATTTATTTACGCGCTGGCCTGGAATGGGGAGAAAAAAGAGTAAAAAGAGCCAAAAGATTATTATATGATTTAAATTTGATAGAACTAATAAGGGTAAGAGATAATAAAGGTATATTTACAGATTCTTATTTGCGAGTAGAGACCAGGACAACTCCTTTTGAGATAAAAAGTGTTGAAAATCAATCCACAGGGTCAGTTGCCACCCCGGTGGATAGCCACCCCGGTGGCAATGAAGAACAAATGCTTAAACGAAAAAGTAAATGCTTAAACGAAAAAGTAAATACATATACTAATTTCTACGAAACAATTTTTAATAAATGGATTTTTTATAAAGACTTAATGCAACATAAATCCATAAATACTTTCAAAAAGCAGATAAGCAAAAACAAAGTAAAAGATATACTTGAAGAATACTCTTTAACAGAAGTAACTAACTCTATAGACAATTATAATTTTGTTTTAACTAATAGTGAATATACTTTTACATATAGATGGCCATTGTGGGATTTTTTAAATCGGGGATTACACAAATTCGTGGATCTGGCAAACCCCCTTACTAACTACAAAAAAAGAAACTATAACCAGGAGAGCCAATCTAATACAGTAAACAGACGTATAGTAAATGCCTCTGATTTATAACTTTTTTGGAAAAAAATAAAAAAAAAGCTTGACAAAAGATAACCTTGTTGCTATATTTAATTTAAGATTATTACAGAATAAAGGGGATTTAAAATGAAAAATTTAAAAAAAGTTAAGTTAACAACAAATGTAAGAAGAAATACACATTTGGCAGGAACTCAGCATGAATACAAGAGAGGACAAGAGTTAGATTTATATTTTGAAACTTTCATAGAAATTTATAATAAGAAAGGTGATTATATAATGACTGTTGATTCTGATTATCCGTTTGGTTATAATAGCTGGTATTATTCAAAAGATGAATGTGCAACAAAAGAATTTGTTGCACCTGTTCTTGATAATATAAGATTAAGTTCAAATGAGTATGAAATAATATTTTAATTTTCGAAACGCTCCGGCAGGAAGGACGGGGCGTCCGTCGGAAGGTGGTTGACCGGCGCTGATGAGAAAGACCAATTCCCTTTAGCCCCCTTAGCGGGGGGCAATTTAAAAAAAGGGAAAAAAGGGGATTAAAAATGAAAAATCAGGAAATAATTTTAATACAAAAACATGGGAAAAAACAAGTAATTTTTACAGAAGAAATTAGGTTTGAGAGAATTAAAAAACTACAATGGCAGCTTGACAGAATAGAAAATTATAGTCATCTGGAATTAGATTTCAGGCTAACAGAAGACGCGCACGTATCGTTAGTCGGGTTATTGTTAGATCTTAAAAGCCGCCTTGAAAAAGCAGGGAAGACATTTGTAATAAAAGTTTCGGAACAAATTAAGAAGATACTTCGAAATTTAAAGATGCTTGAATATTTTAAATTAGCATAATGGACATAATGGATGGGATAATTCGAATGAACAAAAGAATTAAAAAAAATATAAATGTTGTAGCAGAACAACTCGGGGGAAGCTACAACGAGATAAAAAATTTAGCTTTTCAGGTCGTTGAAGAGCTAAGAAGAATGAAAGTTGACTATGCAACTCTTAGTCAACAAACTGATAAAATGAAAAGTGATTTGATTGAATGTGCTTTAATCGAATCCAAAAAAAATTTTGATAAGTTTACTTCAAAATTTTTGACTAACCCTGAGTTTGCAAGACTTTTTAAAATAAAAATATTTAATGAATTACAAAATTTCAATTAGAATTTTTGTTTTTTTCTTGTAATTTGAAACAGAAAAAACTAAAAATATAGTCTAGCTTTGGCGGGTTTAAGCTGACAGTCGGGAAAGACCGACGTTAAGGCAAAGTGGCGGAATTGGTAGACGTTAAAGTACAACGGGATAAGATTAACGGCGGCCCTAAGACACCCGGTAACGTTAATCATGAGGGTTCGAGTCCCTCCTTTGCCAAATAATTAAAGGAGATTATATATGCGAACACAAGAGGAAATATTGAATAGAATAAAAGAAAGGAAAAGTGTAGATTTTTTAGGATTCGAGGTATATGAATATATACTATATTTAACTTTTGAGAATGCTAAGCCATTTTTGAAAGATGAAGTTAAAAAAAAGGATTGGGAACAAGAACAAAAAAAAGGAGTAGAAAAAATTAAAGCCTACATGAGTTTTGCATTTGAAAAAGCTTATAATCAACGTGGTATATCTTCCAATAGGAGCATAATTCACATACTTGCGTGGCTATGGCTGGATGATCACCCAATATATCCAAAAGTGGCGTATATGTATCAGCACGAATACACGAATTATGGTTTAAATATTTTGAAATATATAAGTAAAGAATTAGGGATAAAAAATCAATATAATAAAATAGATTAAAAAAGACACGGTGGCGGAATTGGTAGACGCTAGCAAGTGAGTAGAATTGGCCGGACGTATCAATCACTATATTAACAATATATATTGAGCCGGAAGCTAAAACACTAAAAAACTAATTGCAGGTTCGAATCCTGCCCGTGTCAATTTCGTAAAGGAGTAAATAAAATGGAAAATTTAAAAGAATGTTATTTTTTAGTTTTAGAAGAAAATGAAATGTCACACGACCTGGAATTTTCGTCAGGTCATAACGCAGAAGATGCGGAGAAAAAATATAGAAAACTTTACGAAATTGACGAAGAAGTAGATTTAATACTTTATAATTTAAGCCAGAGCCAATATAATATTCTCAGCAAGACAGAAGATGATAACGGTTATAACGAAGACGTTTTTTTTGAGACTTTAGAGCAGGTAATGGAAAAATAATATGGAAATAATTTTAAAAATTAGCGTAATATGTTTTATTATAAGTCTTTTATCTTTTTTTATAAGTTTAATCGTTGTCATATGGACAGAGATGGAAAATTATGTTGCTATAAAAACGATGCTTACATCCTTAATTTTACTTTTCTTTTTTGCAATAACAGTTTCCATTTTGGGTGATTTATAAAATGAAAATTAAAAATCTTTTTATAAATAAAGTCAAGATAACGGCGGAAATGGTCGGGCAGGATTGCATAATAACAAACGATTCTGACACGCTGCGCAGGATGGAATATAATAATCAGTATTGCGCAGAAGTTGGAATTGATGTAAAGCAAAGATCGGTTGTTCAGCTTCGTTATTTGTTTGCAGCTTTTCGACTAATAAAAGAAAATATGGGAGACGATCCGAATTTTAACACAATTGAAAAAGTTAAAGAGCAAGTAAAATTAGCAGCCCGGTTTGTTGATTCTTACTTTTATTATGACAATCAGGTTGTGAGAGAAAAATTTTTAATATTAAACGATAAATTTTTATTTATGCGGGATTACGGGTTGATAAACAAAAAACAATGTGATTCTTTAATAAATGATTTAAATCAAATAATTAAAAATGGTAAAACACTTAATATAAAAACAAAATCTTTGTCTTTTAAATATTTAGAGCATTACGAAGCTTGCAAGATTATTGATAGTATGCTTGAAGTTTGCTGCGAATTTTTACAATGCACACGGGAAGAGCTGGAAGAGACAATTAAACAAAGAGAAAAGAACCGGGATGTTTGTACAATCTGTGGAAAGAAAGCAACACAAAAACATCATAAGTTTTCACAGATGAAAGATAACATCGCGAAATACAGTAAAAAAGTTATAGATATGAATTTTAATCTTTTGCCCGTTTGCCATGATTGTCATAGCAGCCATGCAAGTCCGGAGTTATGCGCTCAATATATTTTAAAAGAAAGTGATTTTGATGAATTGATATTGCAGCAAGAAAATGCATTAGAGATTATCAATTTTATAAAATCAGAAGACAAAAAAGAAAAATTATTGTCCAGGTTAAAAATAGGTAATGTAACAAAAATGTTTGATGGTGAGGTTCTAAAATGACAAATATTAGTTTTATAATTTTTTATTGCATATTTGTTTTTTTTATTATGTTTTTATTTTTTTTAAAAAAATGAGGTATAAAAATGAATAAAATTAACTTTTTATTAAATTTTTTGTTAATTAAAATGTTTGCAATTTGTATTTTTGCAATATATTTTTACAGCAATAAAAATATATTTTTGTTTTTCATTACTATTGCTATTTTTTTTATTGTATATTTTTTATGGTTATTTATAATTTTTAAATTTGATATGTGAGAGGGAAAATGAATAATATTGAACCAGTTATATTGTCGCATATTCTACAGAACTGGCGGAAAAATATTGATAATATAATTTCGCTTAAACCAGAATATTTTTCAAAATGGGAAAACAAAATAATCCTGTTAGGACTTAAAAAAATTATGGAAGAAAATCTGACATTCGATTTGCCAACTTTGCATTTAATTTGCTCCCAGATTAGCGATAAACTTGACGTTAAAGTAATTGCTAATCTGTTCAAACCTGGAATTTCTTTTTCTATAAAAAAACATTTGTTTGAACTTAAAGAAAAATACAATAAAGAACAAATAAAATTAAACGCTCTTGATTTTGCAACATTGGCGGGGAGCGATGAACTTAAGAGCGTCGAGATTTTAAAGCTTATAGAAAACAAAGTGTTTGATTTAAGTAATCTAACTGAAGAAAAAGACGAAACTTTTGATTTAGAAAAAAGTTTCAATGATAAATTACATGCGTATGAAACTTGCATTCCAGATTTGAATAAAATGTCAAAAGGCGGATTTTTTAAAAATGATTATAATATAATCGCAGCACGGCCGGGAATGGGAAAAACAACTTTTGCGTTGAACTGTTTGTTATTGAATGCCCGCAAGAATATTTTTTCTTTATTGTTAACAGCAGAGATGTCAGAGGAGCTGATATTATATAAGTTGTTTAACATAATAACCGGTATTGATTTTGATAAAATAAGAACTAAAAATTTAAATGAAAAAGAAAAGAACGAAATAAGAAAAGCGTATAACGAAATAAAAGAACTACCTTTAAAAATTAAGTATGCGACAACATTGTCCGAGGTTAAGAACACAATAATTAAATATAATTATTCGTATAACGACGGGTTATGTTTTATCGATTATTTTCAACTCCTTAAAAATGACTTAATTAAAACTTATGATAAGTTGGAAAGATTCGAAGATATGAGCGGGCAATTATTAAAACTTGCAAATACAACAAATTTCAGTGTTAACGTGCTTGCACAATTATCACGGAAAATTGAAGAGAGAATTGATAAAACGCCGTTGATGTCCGACTTAAAACAGTGCGGCAAACTCGAACAGGATGCCGTCAATATATATGCGTTATATGCAGAGCAAGAAAAAATCTATTGTGGAGTTGAGGAGCGCAATTATGTCTTAGGGCTAAAACAACGCTTTGGGCAGCAATACGTAAAAGGGGAATTTATATTTAATAAGCCAGCTGGTTTAATATACGGTATTGAAACCGGATCAAGAAAATTTAATGAGTGCAAAGAGGTATAAAATGTTTTTAATAAAAATTGTTGTTAACGAGAAAAAAGCTTTTTTTGATGTTAAAAAATGTACAGACATCCAGGAGAGAGAAAAAGAATATGTAGTAAAAGTGGAAGGTTTCACAAAGAAGATTCCGTTAAACGGTATAAACAAAGTTAAAACTAACAGTGTTTATACTTATCGTAACGTAGAAAATTTCGAAAATTTTGTTTTCTCAAAAACAGAAGAACAAGGAAAGAAAATATTAATAGATGCGTACTTTGCGCATTGCGATAAATATCGAAAAGCTTTTATGCAATTTAACAGATTGGTAAACGAATATGAAGAAAATTAAAAAAATATTACAGAAAATGAAGGAAAAAAAATATATAAAAAATTTGGATAAAATTAAAGAAGACACTGCAAAACAGGTAAAAAAACAGCTTGAAAAAGAGTTCAAAGCGGAAAAAAAACGGATCGAAGAAATAAACAATACAAAAATAGCAGAGATGCAAGCAGAAGTAAATTTTTTGAATAAAGAAAATAGCAGACTGAATAAAAAATTAAACGAAATAAAAAATATGAAAGTGTTTTATAGAAATAAAGCGCTTGAAATAAGAATGATGTTTAATAAAATAAAATACTGGGTGACTGAGCAACAGATGAACAAAACAGATTCTTTCCAATTTGCTTTGTCGCTTACAGACGATCTGCAAAAAATTGAAAAGGGGGAAAAATGAACAAAAATGAATTAAATTTATTGTTAGAACATCACACTGAATGGTTAGATGATGAAGGTGGGGAACGAGCTGACTTGTCCGGAGCAGACTTGTATAAAGCAGATTTGAGTGGGGTAAATTTGGGAATAGCTAACTTGGTCGGAGCTAACTTGAGTAAAGCTAACTTAGAACGAGCTAACTTAAGAGGAACTAACTTGAGTGGAGCTGACTTGGTCGAAGCTAACTTGAGTGAAGCTGACTTAGAACGAGCTAACTTGTCCGGAGCTAACTTGAGTGAAGCTGACTTGAGTGAAGCTGACTTGAGTGGAGCAGATTTGTTTGGAGCTAACTTGTCCGGAGCAGACTTGAGTGGAGCTGAAATAACAGCACAACAACTGTTTTATGCAATTACTAATAAAACAAAATTGGATCATATTTTGCTAAAAGTAGAAGGTTCAAATTGTTTGTTTTGTGCGTATAATTTAGGGATAAAAATAGGATGTGTTTACGCAACGTTAGATTACTGGAAAAAAAATTATAAAGAAATTGCGGAAAAGAAAAACATTGGAAATAAAGGAATAAAGGAATATTTAAATTACATAAAAATATATGAACAATTGTTAAAAAAAGGATAGCGGAATGGAAGAAAAAAAGTATAAAATATTAGGCGGAAAAGCGTACGGTAGTATCCCCCATCTAAGCGGAAGCCGTTTAGGTACAGCCGACAAAAAAGTAAATCCAGGACAAGAAAAAATTGCAACAGTAAAAACAAGAGATAAAAAAGACGTCGTAATTGTACAAGAAAAGTTAGATGGCTGTTGTTGCGCAGTTGTAAAACATCAGGGTGAATTGTGGGCTCTGACCCGTTCCGGATATAATTGCATTGATTCTCTATATCCGCAACATCAATGGTTTGTTTCTTTTTTTTTAATGAATAAACATAGATTTGATTCATTGCTACAAGAGGGTGAAAGGGCTGTCGGAGAAAATTTATCAGTTGCGCATGGTACGCGTTATGCTTTACATCATGAACCTTTTGTGTTATTCGACATTGTAAAAGGAGTTGGAAAAGCCAGTCGGAGAATGCCGTTGCATTATTTGATTCGACGAAATAATGCAACGGCCGGGTTTATTCTGCCAAAAATTTTACATTACGCAAGGAGTGCCGTAGATGTAGAAACAATAAAAAATATTATTGATAAAGAAGGGTCCGGGCATGGAGCAATTGACCCAGTCGAGGGAGCAGTTTGGCGAGTTGAAAGGGAGCGCCAGGTTGATTTTTTATGTAAATATGTCAGATACGAAAAAATTGACGGGTTTTATTTACCCCAAAAAACTGGTGATTTGCCTGTTTGGAATAATATGAAAAGATAAATAAAAGAGGTGTTGGAAAATGATTGAAGAAATTAAAAAATATCTATTTGAACAACAAAAAAAGAATGAAGAACTATTAAAAAAAGTAAAAAAAGAAGATGAAAAAGAAAATCAGCTGTTGATCGGTGCAATTATTGCAACTAATAAAATTATTATAGATATATGTGATATAATTGAGTGTTATTTATTTGGATCGTCAGGTGATCCGATTCAAATCGAAAGAACAAAAAACATAAAAAAAATGAAGTTTAAACTTAAAAAAGATATAGATAAAAAAAATAAGTCTATCAAAAAGATAAAAAAAAGACATAAAAAAATTAGAGAATATTTAGGAATGTCGTAAAATGAATAAAAAAGAAATACCCGTAGAATGTTATTCAAGAGTAGTTGGATACTTCAGGCCGGTTAAACAATGGAATAATGGAAAACAGGAAGAGTTTTCACAAAGAAAAATTTTAAAACCAAAGCCAATATATAAAAAAAATATTGACAAAAAAAATGAAAAATATAGTATGTAGATACTTTCACAATTCCCTTTTAAAAAAAAGAGAGGCGCGCCCCCAACAATTTCCCAAATCGCGCCTCTCTAATTTAAAATGTAGGAAAAGGTATAAAATGAGTAAAAATACAAAAAAAGAAGAAAAAAAAGAAATATTCTACACAGATGATAACCGGGTTGTTATCATAAAAAAGGTATAAAATGCGAATCGGAAAACTTTTGAAATATAACAGAGAAAGAGAATACTTGAGTGTAAAAGATTTGGCGAATGTATTCGGAATGTCACCCGGTCATCTGAATGACATAGAAAATGGAAGAGTTTTAGTGCCGATCAGCGGGAAATATTACAAAAAAATAGCAAGATATCTAAAAATGACGGTAATTCAATATTTAAAAATAGCATTTGAAGAAAGATTAAAAAAAAGAATTAGTGAAGAAAAAAAGATAGAATCAACAAAAAATTCAAGGTTTGGCAATGGGAAAAATTTATAAAATTAAAAGGTATAAACAGTGTCAAAAAATAAAAAAACAGAGTTCATTTTAGAACTTATCGAAAATGGCGACGAAAGCCTGATAGATAAAGTTGTCGAAGTTTTAAAACAAATAAGCAAGAAAAACCGTAGATGGAAGCCTAAAGAGGGCGAAAACTATTTTTACATAAATGAATGTAGTGTCGTCGACGAAAATGGTTTAAAGTTTTTATTTAAGAGGGGATGTGCCATTTTTGAAAACAGAAAAAGAAATAAAAGGAGCTGAGAGTGAAATCAACAAAAACTTTTTATTATTGTGAATACTGCAATGAAGAAATTGAAAAAGGACCATTTTTTGATGAACATTTTAAAAATGGTTTAATTTGCATAAAAGAAGGAAATATGTTATTGACACAAGAGATTGTTCAAAGAGACGATTTAGAATGTCCAGTAAAAAATATTGACGGTTATTATTGCAATCTTGAATGTTTGATAAGTCATTTAAAAAAAATATTGTATAACTAATAAAATTGAAAATAAAGAAGGTGTGAAAAATGGCAAACGATTTAAATAAAGTTGTTTTGATAGGAAGACTTATCAGGGATCCCGAATTGAGAGTTATTCCTAGTGGGACCTCAATTGCTTCTTTTTCAATTGCAAATAGTAAAAATTATTTGCAACAGGGGGAGCGAGTAGATAAAGTTTCTTTTTTCAATTGTATTGCATGGGGAAAAACTGGTGAAATAATTGCTCAGTACTGTAAAAAAGGCAAACAGATTGCAATTGAGGGACGTTTACAGTCAGATTCCTGGGAAGATAAAGAGACCGGGAAAAAACGTACTAAAGTTGAAATTGTTGTAGATAATTTTCAGTTTTTATCAAATGCGCAATCAACTGGTGATACATATAATGCATCAGAGGCAAAAGGGTCTAACGCTGGTGATTCAGGTTCTGTACCGGATATCAACAAAAATCAATTTGATGAAGATATACCATTTTAGCAGGGGGAAAAATGGCAATAATAGTTTTTTTATATATATCTTGTTTTTTTGTTTTCTATAGTTTAGGAAAACAAGTTTTAGAACAACACGGTTTAGAACAAAAAACAAAAAAAGAGCAAAAGAATCTTAAGTTCTGTAATTTTTTATTATCATTGTTTTTCCCGATAACTGTTTTTATTTTTTGTTTAATGTTTCTATACTTAATTATAGATTTTTTTGTAAGAAAATTTTTTTAAAAAAATAATAGATTAAGGAAATTAAGAATGAAAGAATCTGATTTTCATAAAGAAGTTGTCAAAAATTTAACAGCTATTGGTGCATATTGCAAAAAACTTGATGACAGACCGGGTGGAAATCGATGCAAACAGCCTTTCGATTTGTTCGGATCGTATAACGGTAAATCTTTTGCGATAGAATGCAAACAGAAAAAGAAATATGGATCATTTTCAAAATCAGATTTGAACGGGGATCAAGAAAAAACTTTAACCGATTATGAAAACCAGGGTGGCGGCAAAGCGTTTGTTTTTTTAGATATAAGATTAGCAGATGATTACAGCCATATTTTTATTTTTTCATGGAAAAATTTAAAAAAAATATGGGAAAAAGGAAGCATAAAAAAAGAAGAATTAAAAAAAATGGAGTATATCGAAGGTGTTAAAGGGTATATTCGATTTACAAAATTTATAAAAATGATATAATAGGTGTAAAAATGTCAAAACGATTAAAATTCGAAAATTATAAAAAATATAAAGATAAAAAAATGGGCGATTTTTGGTGTAGTAAAAAAATTATTGAATTTTTAGAAAATTTACATAAGTAACTACCGCGTTATACGCGTTAGAAATAAAGGCTACGGGCAGCCGATTAAAACAGTCCGGGTAAAAAATAGTTGTTTAACAAAAAGTAATTGCCGGGCTATGCCCGGTAAGGAGGACAAAAATGTTAAAAAATAATGTAGAGACAATAGAATACAATTTTAGTTTCAAAACATACAAAGGTGATAAAGGGTATTGGGCTGAATGTGTAGAATTGCCAGGTTGCTTCACGCAAGGCGAAACAAAAAAAGAACTCAGGGCAAATATGTACGAAGCGATAAACTGTCATCTTAGTAGTTTGGAATAGAGTAAGAAATGTATTATTTTTGCGAAAGATGTGGTTCGCTTGAAATTGATTATATTCAATATTTATCAGGAATAAAATTTAAATGTAGAAGTTGTGATTATGAATATTATCCAAAATCTAATTTTGATCAAGGGGAAAAAGAGGTAATAAATATGAAAAAAAGTGATCTGAAGACAGGGATGTTGGTTAAAACAAGGGGCGGGGAGAGACTTATAGTTTTTTTAAATTCATGTGGTGGCGAAGATTATCTAGTTGACAATACTCATGCTTATTTAAATTTGGCTTCTTACTCTGATGACCTGATTATTTTTCCAAAAAATGTTTTTTTTGATATCAAAACCATCTATGGTTTCATAGATGGAAATAGGCGTTCTTCTTATTTTTCATTTTCTATCGAAAAACGCAAAATTCTTTGGGATCGAAAAGAAGAATACTTAGTGACAATGCAGCAAATAGCGGATAAATTTGGTATTAATGTAGAAAATTTAAAGATAAAAAAATGAAAAATTTTTTAATTTTTTTGTGGTATTTGTGGTGTGCATTCTTAGTGTTTTGTTTATTTTTAACGTTAATTGCAAAATGTGATGAAGAAGTAGCAAAAGAAAAGAGATGTTATGATAAGTATAAATATAGAATTGACAGTGATTACGGGCGGTATTGTACAAATGATTATAAAATAAAACAAGGGCATATCCTATTTATAGACGAAATTTCAAAAACTAAAAGAATATTGCAAAGATATGAATTAACTGAGTTTATAGAATATGAAGGAATAAAAAAATGATAATTAAAACAAAATATAATTTAAATGAAGAAGTTTGCTATAAAGGTTTTGACCCTATAACTGAAGAAGAAAAAGAAATAAGAAAAGTGAAAAAAAATGGGAAATATTGATAAAAATAATTATTTAGAAGATTTAATTAATGACAAAAGTAATAAAGTTAAACTTTCAAGTGAAAGTGTTTTTTATGTTGAACCTGCGGATATATTAGATAGCGATTCATTTGAAGAGCAGCTTGAGCAATTGGAACATTTTAAATAAAATAGAACAAGTTTTATTTTTATCAAAAATAGTTGTAAACATTATGCGTCAAGGGGAAAAATTAAAGAATGAAAAGAATAAATTTAAATAAACCGTTAATAATCTGCGGAACAAAATATAAAGTAATAAAAACTAAATATTTAAGAGACGTTGCGGAAACTTTAGACAAAATAGGGTCAATAAGTTATCACCGTAAAGAAATAATTCTGTATGATAACATACATAAAGACGAACTATACTGTATTTTTTTGCATGAGGTAATTCATGGTATTTTTCATGAAACCGGCATAGCGGATTTAATTGGAGACGAAGAAAAATTAGTTGAGATATATTCAAGATATCTCAGCAGAAAACCTCTTTCCTGGTTTTCTTCGCTGGAAAATCTACAAAACGATTCTGTTTTCAAAAACAGTGGTTTTGTGCATGAAACGTATAACATTATGTTTTTAACTCTATTCGCGAAAGCAATAAAGGACATAATAGAACACAACTGTTTGAAATAAAAACTTGACAAAAAATGAATCTATTGTTATATTATTTACAAATAATATGATAGGAGTTATACCCGGAGTTCTCCTTTTTTTTAATGAACAAACATATTAATCGAATCTTCTCCGGGTATAACATTAAAAAAAATGGCAAAAATAGGAAGACCACCTCTTTTTAAAACACCTGAACAGATGCAAAAGAAAATAGATGAGTATTTTGACAAGGTTTGCGGTGTAGAGTTTTTCAAAGATGACGAAACCGGTAAAATCCAACTTGATAACAATAAGAAACCAATAATATTAAGTATTAAACCACCTACCGTGACAGGTTTGGCGTTACACCTGGGGTTCAGTGATCGGCAATCCCTTTATGATTATGAAAAAAGAAAAGATGACAAAGAAGTTTATGCTTGCCTTATTAAAAAAGCAAGAACGCGAGTTGAAAATTATTTAGAAGAGAAAACCACAACAGAAGGAAAAGCCGGGCAAATATTTTTAATGAAAAACCACGGCTGGACTGATAAGCAAGAGATAGAGCATTCAGGGAATAAAGAACGACCTCTTACAATAAATATCCAAAACGGCGGAAATGGAAGTCAATAGAGCGTACCCCGAAAAGATGCTACCTTTTTTCACATCACGCAAAAGATACAACGTCGCGTGGGGGGGGAGAGGCGGATCAAAATCATGGACCTTTGCGGACATACTTATTTTACAAGCATATAGAGAAAAGTTATTTATTCCTTGTTTGCGACAATATCAAGTATCAATCCGAGATTCAGTACATAGATTACTCGCCAGGAGCATAAAGGAATTTAATCTAAATCAATATTATCAGATACAAGATAACCGTATAACGTGCGATAATGGGTCTGAGTTTATTTTCAAAGGGTTAGCGCGAAATTTAAACAATTTAAAATCGCTCGAAGGTGCAGACAGATGCTGGATAGCAGAAGCACAGGACGTCAGTAAAGAAGCATGGGAAAAACTAATACCGACAATCCGGAAACCAGGTTCACAATTTTGGATTGATTTTAACCCGGATGAAGAGGAAGACCCAACTTACCAAAGATTTATAAAAAATCCCCCAGATGACATTCTTTCCGTTTTTATAAATTACTATGACAATCCTTTTTTCCCTGATACATTAAGAACAGAAATGGAATATGATAAAAAGTACAATCCAGATGATTTTCCTAACATCTGGTTAGGTGAATGTAAGAAAGTAACGGCTGCACAGATTATGCGCGGCAAATGGGAAGTCAAAGACTTCGATATTCCGAAAGATGCTATTTTTTATCTCGGATCTGACTGGGGTAATACCGGAACAGGAGACCCGGACGCGATAATTAAATGTTATGTGGACGATGGCAGTTTGTATATATGTAATGAATCATATGCGCATGTAATGAATATAGAAGATTACCAGCAATTTTACAACTCGATGCCAGGCAGCAAGCAATGGAAAATAACTTGCGACAACACGATGCAAAAGTTTAGACGTTATTTGAACGACAGGGGATATAATCTTGTAGACGCAAAAAAAGGTCCAGGCAGCGTAGAGGCGGGTATAAAATTTCTTAGATCTTTCAAGCGTATATATATACACCCGCGTTGCAAGCACACAATATATGAATTTAAAAATTATAAATATAAAGTTGATTCAAAAACGGGAGAAATTCTAAACATAATAGTTGACAAACATAATCATTTAATAGATTCTTTACGATATGCGACAGAAAAATTGAATATTGTAAGAAAGCATAATAATAAAACAGCAAGATCAATGGGGTTCTAACGATGACAGAAAAAGAGATAATGAGATTTTACAATGACAGAAAGAAATGTTTTCCAAAAGTGAACGTATTTATTGACGGGAAAAAATGTGGAGTTGGTAAATGCGGGATTTTAGAATATAACGATATAACCTATGATGACAAGACAGGGGTAAAAAATGTCACAGAATGAAAATTTAATCCAAAACGGACAATTTAGCATAGAAATTAAAACAGCAGATGACGGAAGGTTAAACGGACAGCAAGTCGCCTGGCTAGTTAATAAAGCAGACAAAGTTTTAAAGCCACAATACTTAAACAATCAGTTATACGTTAGCGGGACACATCCGGAGATAAACAAAGCGCCGGCTAAAGATGATCCCGACAACAGATTGTCTATACCAATACCGAGAAAAGCAATAAAGACAATGTCCGGATACCTGGCAAAACCGGGTAACGTTATATATACAACGGAAGACGAGGCATACACGGAATACCTGACAAAAGTTTTTAAAGAAAATTACGAATCTTTAGAGACAAACAGGGATCTTGAAGAAAGTTTGACAAATGGGCGAGCATTTGAAATACATTATTACGTTGACGGAGAATTACCACAATTTAAATTTGTTGATCCGAAAGAAATAATTACTATATACAGTGCAAATATAAAACCAGAATTATTATATTTTATACGGTATTGGACAGTCGTAGAACTCGACGCAAAAGGAACAGAGAAAATAGTATATTATGCGGATGTTTATTACCCTGATGTGATCCAATCATGGAAAGTAGAAGGTGTCGCAGGCATGCGCAGCACAGGCGTAATAAGCGGAGAATATACTTTTTTAGGTGAAGTGGAACACTTTTATGGCGTTCCCCCTTTGGTAGAATATAACATATCGTTAGACAAGAGCAATTTTATCGATCACGTTAAGCCGATAAACGATAGTCTTGACAAGCTGTATTCTTATGATGTAGCGAATGAGATTGAAAAGTTAGCTAATGCTTATTTAGCGCTTGCAGATAAGATAGACGATGTGCGAGAGGACGAAAACGGCGAAACTGCGTTAGATAAGATGAAGCGCACAAAAATTATAGAGCTTCAGCCGGGTGAAGGGAAAAGCATCGACGGACTTGTAAAATATATTATCAAGAATATAGATACAAGCTTTCTTGAGTTTAGCGCCAAAAATTTAGAGCGTTTAATTTATCAAATGTTAAGCGTAGTAAATTTTGATTCTGAAGATTTTGCAAATGCAGCAAGCGGAATTTCGTTAGCATATAAACTCCTGGGAATGGAGACGCAAGCAAGCGTTGTTGAAGCTAATTTTCAAGCAGGATTACAACAACGTATAACGTTAATCAACAATATAGCAGAAGTCAAAACCGCCGGATTTCAGTCATACCCCGTTAACATCACAATGAAACGTAATTTGCCGTTTGACAAAACAGAATCAGCGGAAATAATAGAAAAATTGTGGGGCAAATTAAGCAAACAAACTTTAATAAAAATGTTTGGCGGGGACCTGGTTGATAGCGTAGAAGAGGAGCTTAAGCGCATAACAGAAGAACAGGACCAGGCATTTGAAAGAAATTTAGAGTTACAAACAAAAATAGAAGAACCTCGACTGGACGAAGATGACGAAGATGGCGAAAAAGACATATAATAATCTTGAAAAACAAACATATAACGCATCGTTGAAGGAAGTAGAGGAGACAAATAAAAAGCTACTCAAGATATATAAAAAAGCAAATGACAACTTAATGAAACTGATAAACAGCCAGATAGAAAAAATAATATCAGGGCGAGTGAAAAGTCTTGATAAATTAGCACAGACAGAAATTCTACAAGCTCAAGTTGCGAACCAGATAGAAAAATTAAACAAGCGTGTAGACAGTGTTATACGATCAGGATATTTGACAAATTACGATAATGTTTATTACAGCACTGCATACAACTTGGAATTTGCAGCAACACAACGTTTCGGTTATTCGTTAGAATTTCAAGTGCTTAACACTGAGTTAGCCGCTGCTAGTCTTGATGAACTGGTTGGCGGTGAAACTTTTCGCGGCAGAATGTTAAAACAACGGCTTAAGCTGCAAAACTTATTACGTGAAAATATAGCAACCGCAACAATCGAGGGCATTTCAACAAAAGAACTTGCAAAAAGATTGCAGGATATGCGCAAAAGTTTGAAATTGAGTTTAAGCAATGCTACAAGAATAGCAAGAACTGAGTTACTCCGAGCACATTCAATTAGCAATGACAAAGCAATTGAACAGTCTATCGCATCAGGGCTCGAAGGCGAAAAAGTCTGGAATGCTACACTTGATAGTCGAACGCGCCCGGATCATGTGACAATGGATCAAAAAAAAGCAGACAAAGACGGATACTTTACATTGCCGAACGGAGATCGGGCAAAAGGGCCACGCATGCCCGGGTTGAGTGCAAGCCAGGCGATAAATTGTAGATGTTATGCGCAGTTTAGACCGTTTGGAATTGTCCCAACAGGAAAATCGAAAAAAATAGATGATAAATACAAGAAAAGAATAAGCATAAGCGACTTCAGAAAGTTTAAAACCAGCCTAAAACGCCAACAAAATCAAACAACTGTGTAAAAATTACACAATATGGTAA